CATGAAGTGATTGCTCGTATTTGGCCCGGTCTCGAAAAAGATGATCGCGCCGGCACTGGGTACTACTGGGGTGATTTGCTTTTCAGTCATCCACTTGAAAATCACAATGGCGAATATCGTTTCAAAGCAAATCCAAATGGGATATCGTATTCAGTAGATGTGGACAGTGAAGTAGGTAAACTCCTTCAAGGAAAAGATGCAGCCATCGCAGTGCATCAGTTCATCCCGGCCGATGCTTCATCCACTGAGGAAGCTGTGTCACTGGATGGTACTATTGGAAATCTACAGAATGCATCTAACGTTGCAATCGTGCCTAGTAAACTTCCAATGACACCTAAGCTTAAGCTTAATAACAGTCTAGTAAAAGTCGCAGAAAAAGAACTTGCACAGTATGGAAGTGCAGTGCGTGAAATGATGACTACTGCTCCTCAGGCGCGTAATACTTTCAACCAGCTATTCACTGTCTTTGTTAACAAAAAGATTATGTCAGGTAGTCTGACCAATCTAGCACGAGATTTTATGGATTTTGTGGAATCTAGACCAATGTCTGAAAAGATGAAAGCTAAGATTTCAGAACACCTGAATCAGCACAAGCAAGGCATTATTGGTGCCTTTAAGATTTGGGCTGCAATTTACAATTTGAAGCTTGACGTAGTGAATCAGCTTAACAAGGCAGCAGAGTCAAGTCCTGTCAGAGGACATCTAGCAGACGGCAAGCAGACCCAAGAAGGCTTCGTTGCTCAGGGTCTAAAGTTCGTTGATCGTCTAGGATTTAGTCGCCAAAACTTCGCTGGCCGTTGACCCAAAACCGACTTTTTTTTCTTCCTGGCATAAATAAATGTATGAGCTTATGCTCACATTTATAAGGAAAAATTAAAATGGCACAATTTACAAAGGTCAATGGTGACTTTCTACCAGTACTACACTTAGACTATCCAGCATATACCAACTCAGGTATCAACGCTGTAACTCCAAACGTAGCTGTTCAGCCACAGGGTCCAAAGCTCGACTTCTACACTGCAACTGCTAACGGTTCAGTAACTGGCACTCAGATTCAGGCTGCTTTCCAGACTATCGAACAGCTTTCAACTGTTATGCTTTATCAGTATGGTAACGCATCTAACAACACTCTCGCTGTTGGTATTTACCCAGCTGGTGCATGGACTGCTTCTACTCTACAGACTGCACTTCTAAGCACTACTAACGGTGCTTCATGGCCAACTGGTTCAACTGTTGCTGCTGGTGCATCATTCACTGCTCCAATTGACTAATATCAGTTAGACTGACTAAAATAGAAAACCCGGGAATAATCTTCCCGGGTTTTTTGTTGAGTAAATAGATACATGTCACATCGTATTGTCTGCTATACTCTTTTTGATGTTACCCAGACAGGGGTGATGACTCGATCCAAACCAAATGAAGATGATATTCAGGATTGGATGCACAAGCGAAATACTCAGTGTAATTTTGACACACTACTACAAGTCATATCTTTACGTTCACAGCCCGAAGTAGTTAAGCTCCCGATAAGACTGGATATGAAAGAAAATGACTTTGCTCGATTTGGTTTTTTGTATGAATACACCGAAGACAGACCTAGCTATTGTTGGAAATTTGAATTTGAAGTTCATCATAGCAGTGTCTTCGAAAATGGAATCACTCCTCTAGGATCACTTTACAAAGACTGTGATGGTGTTCCGATGTTACACTGCAAAGATCAGGTGAACAAAATGCCTGCTTTTCTAGATGTATCGGATGAGTTGAAAAACGTTTACTTTGAGGTAATATGACAAACGTATCAAAACTCGATGAATTTTTTGAGCAGGAATTGGCTGTAGTCAAGGAAGTTCTTATAACTCGTGACAAGCAAGGCAAATATTCGTTGTTTGGCAAATACACTATTATTCCAACTCCAACAGGCCATTTCAAGACCTTCACTCCTAAACACGCAGAAGAACACGAGTTTTCTACTTTAGTAAATGCAGCATCTTGGTGCACACTGCACAATGCTGGAAGATTTAAGGAAGCCAGACGTATCGTATCTTTAGACATGCGATTGATCAGCATCAAATCAGACATAGAAAATCACATTAGATTATTACAGACAACTACCAATCCATTCTCCAAGCTAACGTACACTATAAAAGCAGAAGAAGACTTGTTGAAGCAAACCAGAATGTTGGAAGAAATGAGTCAACACATAAATAGTTCTAAGCGACTCCAGGAAAGAAAATTTCATTCGATGAAACGTCCTGGTTTTATATACCTATGATAAATACTTAACAATACGGAAGAGTTAAACACTATGGAACTTAATGAACTAAACGGAAAGAATGTTGCGCGCAGAGCTTTGAAAGAAAGCTTTTCATACAATTTTGACACATCCAGAATGAACAAGTCTCAGACTCGTACAATGCTCAGCAAGGTGCGCGGCTTGATTAGTGAATCAAGAATGTCACATGATTTCCATAGAAATCAAACAAACCCAACTCACATGAAGCTAGTTTTCATGGAGCAGGCATTGTCTTCACACATTAACTATTTGAACTCATTGCCTAAGCCACGTATTGTTGTTGAAAACGAAGAAGTAGAAAAGTCACAGGTCATTCTTGCAGCACAGGACATGGTTGACTCAGTGCAGAAGATGGTGGAAGAAGTAAGTGACATGTTGGTCAAGGAACTTCCTGCTCTGGCTGACTCAATCGAATCAGAAATCGGTGTACAAGAAAGCGAACAGTTTAACTCCCAAGTTTCGCAGGCTCTTGCTTCACTCAATTCTTCACTACAAGAAGCACAAGCTACTCTTAAGAGTGCATTGAATAGCATCACTGGAAAGGGTGGTCCTGATTTTGATGCAGATTTAGGTGGCGAAGAAGCTGAATTGGATGCTGACATTGCGGGAGACGAAGATGCTCTTGGTGCAGATATGGACATGGATGCTGATCTGGATGCAGAACTTCCACCAATGCCGGCCCCAAAGAAGCCGGCTCCTTCAGCAGAAGAACCAGAAATGAGATTCGGTGGCGCAGGTCGCCCTAAGAGATAATTAATGTATCTCTTTGAATTTGATCAGGATAGCGCACAGGTTGCAAAGATCGTTGCTTTAACTAGTCAGTTAAAGGATGATGTTGACACGGGCCAAATAAATCCAGATGAATACACAGTAGATGATTTGTTGCATTATTTTCAGGAATATGACGTTATTCTTGACAAAACCGATCTCTACAACATGATCAAAGTCAATCCTCTTAAATCAGTAATCAGTAATATTCAGGGTGATAAAGTAGTGTTTAAAGGACACGACTCTACCCCTGATACTGAAGAACAACCTGAAGATGATAGCAAGAAAACTGTTGCTAAAATGGCACAGTCAGCAATGAAAAAGTAAATTTTTATTGACTTTTCTGTAATATAGCGTATAATGCATATATGGCTATTACTAATAAATTCCCTTATAAAGAAATGAAAAAAGTCAACATTGACGGATCCCGTCGATATTTGACTCCGGACGGAGAAAAAGTCCCTAGTGTGACTACTATCCTAGATGCAACTAAATCAGAAGAATCTAAGCAAGCGTTACGTGAATGGCGAAACAGAGTCGGTCACGCAAAAGCACAAGAGATTACGACTGAGGCAGCGGGTAGAGGTACTCGTATGCACAAATGGATCGAAGATTTTATCAAGCTAGATGTGATCGGTGAGCCGGGAAGCAATCCATACAGTCAGCAGAGTCATCTGATGGCTCAAGAAATTATCAACAATGGTTTGGTAAAGTGCGATGAATATTGGGGAACAGAAGTCTCTTTGTTCTTTCCCGAAGTGTACGCAGGAACTACCGACTTGTGCGGTATTCATGATGGCTCAGAAGCTATCATGGATCACAAGCAATCCAACAAAGTCAAAAAGCGTGAATGGATTGAAGACTATTTTGTTCAGACCGCAGCATACGCATTAGCACACAATGAAGTTTACAACACTAAAATTCGCAAAGGTGTCATCTTCATGTGTGTGAAGCCAGAGCTTGTAGATGGTGTATGGGCAAAGCCACAGTACATCGAATTTATCATTGAAGGCAACGAGTTCGACAAGTATACTGATCTTTGGTACAAGCGACTAGAGAAGTACTACTCAAAGTTTGTGAATTGATTCCATTCTGTAAAGCATAAATAAGAGTATATTCAAATGGGTGAAACATACTCTTATGTCGATTTTACAGATTTCAAAAATCCAGCAACGCTCAGGTAACCTAGTAGACCTGCCGCAATTAGATGAAGCCGAATTTGGCTGGGCATCTGACAATAGACGCCTTTTCATTGGTAAGACTTCACCCAATGAAAATGTAGAGATTTTAACTGCCTACTCAAACATCAATTTTAGCCAAATCTCCGGCAGCTACGGCAACCTAAATATTAATCCAGTTAATCTAGGTAACGGAGAAGTTCTAGCATTTGATGGGACGAACTGGGTTAATCGTGGTGGCGCTGCTGGCGGAGAAATCAATCTCGGCAACATTTCAAACGTAACTATCACCGGCGGTGCAATTGGATATGTGCTGCAAACAGACGGATTAGGAAATCTTTCATGGACTCCTAAATCCACTCTAGTTTCGTACATCGAAAACGTATCCAGTGCGAATCCCGGTGTTCTTACTACGGTATCAAATCATAATCTCAGCAAGGGCACCTCAGTAACAATAACTGGCGCTCAAGGTATGACTCAGTTGAACGGTAATGCATACTATGCAAACGTTCTGACTTCAAATACATTTTCATTGTATTCGGATAGTGGTCTGACTACCCCAGTAAACACTATTCCATATACATCATACGCATTTACATCAGTATCCAATACTACAACTGGAACAAACTATGTAACTGTAGGAAACAGTGCAGTCCTCTCAGTCAATCAAGCTGTCCAATTCGTTGGAAACATGTCAAACACAGGCATTTCATCGAATACTACATACTATATTAACTCAAAGCCAAATGGCACTAGCATCACGATTTCGAACAGCATTTATCCGAACGGTACTGCTGGGCCAATTTTAAGCTTGTCAACCGCTAATGGTCTTACTGCTAATGTCTATCAAACAGGTGGACAAATTGTTTCTATCGTTTCGGGTGGTAGCGGCGCTGGCGCTGCTGGTTCAAATACTCAAATTCAGTATAATAACAACGGTATCCTTCAGGCAAGTTCTACTCTTACTTTTGATTATGCTAACAATATTTTACTTGTCGGAGGCAACGCAAACGTAGCGAATTTAAATTCGACAGGAATAGTCACAGCGGTTACATTGTCATCTAACGTAACAACAGGTACTGCACCACTGACAGTGAACTCAACTACCAAAGTAGCAAATTTAAATGCTGATTTAGTCGATGGTTACAACACTTCGGCAACTACCACTGCAAACACAATAGTAGTACGTGATGCAAACGGAAGTATAAGCAGTAACGTTGTTACTGCAAATAGCGCATCATTGGGAACTCTTGCGGTAACAGGCACTTCAAATCTAGGTAATGTCGGTAATGTTACTATCACCGGCGGTACCACTGGTCAATATCTGCAAACAAACGGCTCAGGCGGACTAACATGGGCCACTGTCAGTACCACTATAGCAAATATTTCAAATGGCACATCAAACGTAAACATCAATTCAGTAAATGGTAACGTGGGTGTGTCTGTTGCAGGAACATCTAACGTTCTTTTGGTAACAGGAACCGGTGCTAATGTCAGTGGCTATGCAAACATAACCGGTAACGTGATTGCAGGAAATGTTTCTGGCACACTATTGACTGGTACATTGACAACTGCGACACAACCAAACATCACTAGTGCAAATGCTCTAGCAAATGTCGGCAATGTAACTGCCGGTACTTGGAACAGCGCAATTGGAGCATCTGCTACATTTGCGGCCGGATTATCAGGTGCAAACCTAAACTTTATTAATGGTGCTAACGTAAGCACCGTGCCTAGTGCAACAAGTGCAACTAATGCATCTGCGGTGTTACAGAATACATCATCTGCAACCACTGTGTATCCGAAATTCACTACTTCTTCTGCAAATGGCAATTCATCGGCTGTAATCAATACAAGTATTAGTGCTAACTTGGCTAATGCAAGTATCACTGCAACTACATTTGTTGGTGCTTTGAGTGGAGCAGCAACTTCTGCTACTACTGCAACCAATGCAATTAATACAGGTGTTACTACTCAGAGTACAGGCATCTATTATCCTACATTTGCTAGTGGAAATACAACTAGCAATTATGCTCTTGCATCTAATCCTGCATTCAGCGTAAATCTATCTAATGGATCTATTATTGCAGCGAACTTTGTCGGTAATCTAATTGGTACTGCAACTTCTGTAAGCACAGCTAACGTAACTCAAATAACAAATATATCTTCTGGAATTTACTATCCTACGTTTGTCGCTAGTAGCGCAAACGGTAACTATTCTATGGGTGCAAGTAGTTCGTTCAGTGCCAACCTGTCAAATGGATCCATCACTGCAACTACGTTCGTCGGCGCATTAAGCGGCGCTGCGACTTCAGCAACAACAGCAGGTACAGTAACCACTAATGCTCAGCCTAACATTACATCAGTTGGTACGTTGACCGCATTAACTGTAACTGGAAACGTATCTGCCGGAAATGTAAACGCTACTGGTAATGTTTCTGGGCTGTATTTCATAGGTAATGGTAGCCAGTTGACTGGCATCAATACCGGTTTACCAAATCAGATTGTAAATGGCAATTCAAATGTAAATATTGCTTCTGCGAATGGAAATATTACATTAAGCGCAACAGGTACATCTAATGTAATTGTAGTCACTAGCACTGGTGTTAATGTTTCAGGAACACTAAACACTGGATCGGGTGTAATAACAGGCAATGGATCCGGTTTGACTTCTCTGGCTGGTAGTCAGGTAGTAGGGCAAGTAGGAAATGCCCTTATAGCTGGTACTGTCACAACAAACGCACAACCAAACATCACTTCAGTGGGGATACTTACTTCATTAGCGGTTACCGGAAATATCTCGGGCGCAAATCTAACTGGTAATCACTTCGGTAACGGTTCAGGGCTAACTAACCTCACCGGTTCGCAAGTTGCAGGTACTGTTGCAAATTCGACTTATGCAACAAGTGCAGGAAGTGCAACAACAGCGACAACTGCCGGTACTGTAACAACTAACGCTCAGCCTAACATTACTTCAGTGGGCATACTTACATCACTTTCAGTAACCGGCAACATAACTGGTGCAAACATTACTGCAAACATATTTGGTAATGGCTCTGGGTTGACAGGTTCAGCATCTGCGTTCACTGCGAATAACGCTAATTATCTAGGTGGATATTCTTGGGCGTCTCCTCCGCAGATCGGCAGCTCAACTGCTAACTACGGCACATTCAGCGGTCTAACAGTGACCGGTACATTATCCGGTGCAAGTATAACTGCAACAGGAAATCTGTCTGCTGCTAATGTTATCGCAACTACAGGTGTCATCTACGGTAACGGATCAGGTATTACTTCAATCAACGGTTCATCTGTAACCGGCACTGTAACAAGTTCCACTAATGCAGCAGCAGTGTTGACCACCACTTCATCCGCTACTTCAGCGTATCCTACTTTTGTTACCTCATCGGCTAATGGTAATTCTCAAAATTATATTACTACCGGTATCAGTGCGAATCTAGCTGCCAATTCGATCACCGCTACTACATTTGTTGGGAATTTGACCGGTGCAGCAAGTACTGCCGGCACTGTAACTGCTAACGCACAGGGTAATATTACATCAGTCGGCATTCTATCTAATCTCACAGTATCAGGTGGTATTCTTTCAGGTAATGTGACTGCACAAAGTCCGGGATTCTTTGCAGGTAGTGGATTTGGATTAACTAATATTCCAGGTGCACAGGTCACTGGAACATTGGGCATTCCTACAACAAGTTATGCTGCTACGGTTTCAGGAAATGCACAAGGTAATATCACTTCGGTCGGCACGTTGACCGGATTAGCTGTGAGTGGAAATACTCAAATAGCATCACTGGGCGTAGGCACCTCAGCAACTGGTACTTCTGGACAAATCATAGCAACCAACAACATTACTGCATACTATTCAGATGGTAGATTGAAGGATGTATTGGGTACTATCGAATCTCCATTAGAAAAGATCAAACAGATTTCAGGTGTAAGATTCACTAGCAACGATACTGCTGCAAAATATGGTTACACGGACAAGAAAGTTCAGATCGGTGTCATTGCACAGGAAATCGAAGCAATTCTTCCTGAAATCGTTGTGCCGGCTCCATTCGATATGGGCACTGACGACGACGGAAATCCAATCAGTAAGTCAGGTGAAAATTACAAGACTGTTCACTATGACAAGATCATTCCTCTGTTGATTGAAGCAATCAAAGAGCAGCAAAAGCAAATTGAAGAGTTGCAGAGCAGAATATCTAATGGTAATTCATAAATAGAACAAAGAGGAATAAACTACAATGGCATCTTACGTATATACAGCAAACTCAACTGCACAGGCAACTGCTAATATTCAGACCGATAAGGTCAGAATTGCAACTACTAGTTCGCCTATTCAAGTCGTAGCGAGTTATCCTAACGTTGCTGTAACTGGCACGGTAACTGCTAACACATCCAGCAACATCGTGA